ATATAGAAGAAACTAAAGCTTTTAAAAAGAAAAAATATTAAATAACCAAACTATCAAGTGATAGTATATAATAACCAACGTTTAACTAAAACCAAATACAATGACGTTTTTATATACCCGTACCAATACGTGGAATAGTACACCACAACCAACAGAAGAAACCATTAAGTACTGGAAACATATCTCACAGAAGAAAAACTGGAGGATAGTACAATTACCTAATGGATTTTTACAAACCGAATATAAAGACATGAACTCAAATGAATGGGTTGATGTAACCAGAAGAGAAACAATAGCTGGAGCAGAGCAAGCGATAGATAGTTCTATTGAGCACTACACTAAAAAGCTAGAGTTTACCAAAGGACCGAAAGTAGTTAAAACCTTCGAGTAATATTCAAAACAAATCAAATTAAATAAAATTAAATGCAAGAAATAAAGTTAGTTAAAAATCTGGCTTTTGGCGATACAGCTAGAAGTCAGATATTAACTGGTGTAGAAAAATTAACTAACGCTGTTAGTTCTACACTTGGAGCCAGTGGCAAATGTGTAATAATAGAAGATAGTAATGGTGATCCACAAATAACAAAAGATGGAGTAACCGTTGCTAATTCAATAACATTAAGAGATCCACTAGAAAATATTGGAGCTACGTTAATAAAGCAAGCAGCTCAAAGAACTGTAAAAGAAGCAGGTGATGGTACAACTACAGCTACTATATTAGCACATGCTATATTACAACACGCTAATGAACACTCGTTACTTGATGACGTTAGATCAATGAAAGACGGTATTAATTCTGGAGTTGATAATGTAGTTAAGTATATAAGTAAAAAAAGCAAGAAAATAAAAGGATCTAAAATAAATCAAGTAGCTACTATATCAGCTAATAATGATGAAACTTTAGGCAAGCTTATTGGTAATGCTTTTAAAATGGTTGATGAGACTGGTGTTGTAATGATGGAAATAAGTGATGATACAAATACAAAAGTTGAAATGATCGATGGTGTTCAGTATGAGCAAGGAATATTAAGTCACCATTTTATAAACAACAAGGATAAAGGCACTGCAGATCTAGACAAACCATTAGTGTTAATTGTAGAGTCTCATATTGATAACATAAGAAAAATACAACCAGTATTAGAATACGTTATAAAAAACAACGAGAGCTTATTAATTATAGCCGATGTAGACGTTCAAGTTATGAACGCTTTAGCGATGAATAAAGTTAAAGGTAACATAAAAATAAACGTTATAAACGCTCCTATATACGGTCTAAACAAAAAAGATACACTAATAGATTTATGTTCTTTAACAGGTGCAACTTTAATTAATGAAGACTTAGGAGACGACATGGATATAATACAACCTGAGCATTTAGGTTCTTGTTTAAAATCTATAACTTCTTCAAACGATACTATATTAAAGGTAGATTTATCAAATAATTCTGAAGTAAATGATCTAGTATCAAATATAGAAAAGCAATTAAAAGAAACTAGTAACAGTAATACTATAGTAAAACTAGAAAAAAGATTATCAAGATTAAAAGCTAAGGTAGCTACTGTTAAAGTTGGAGGTAACTCTAGTATAGAGCTTAAAGAAAAGAAAGATAGAGTTGAAGATGCTATTTGCGCTACAAAAGCCGCAATTAAAGAAGGTATAGTACCAGGTGGTGGTATAGCTTTGTTAAATGCTAGTTTTAATTTAAAACCAACTTGCATAGGTGAAGAGGTTTTATATCAAGCTATAAGAAGACCTTACGAGTTAATATTAAGTAATGCTGGTATTGAAAAACTTGAAAAGCTTGAAGAAGGTAAAGGATTAGATGTGGTTACAGGAGATACGGTAGATATGGTAAAAGCCGGAATTATAGATCCTTTATTAGTTACTAAAACTGCTCTTATTAATGCGGCTTCAGTAGCTACAACTATATTATCAACTGATTGTGTAATTAATAATATAAGACATGAAGGCGATAGGTAAGTATATAGTTATAGATCCTATAGAAGAATCTAATATTAAAACAGAAGGTGGATTAATACTTTCTGATAAACAAAGAGAAGATATAAGGTATCGGCAGGCTACAGTTGTAGCTGTTGGTACCGATGTTGAAGCATTAGTAACAGATGATGTCATTTACTATGATAAGTCGTCTGGTTTCAATATAGAACTAAACAATAAACAATACAAGATCATAAAAGAATTTGATGTTGTAGTAATATTATAAAAAATGAGTTTAAAGTCAGGAAGAAAAAGTAGATACACAGGTGGTTCTTTTGCTAGCAGGTTTAAAACCGGCTTAGCTATGAAATCACCGTTTAACGTAGTTGTAGCTGGACAAGCGGAACAACTAAGCGATGCTGCTAAGGCTAAACAAGAGCTAGACAAAAAGTCTACACCTAAAGATGAAATTTCTTCAGAACCTGACTACTCAAGAGAAGAAGTTGGAGCGTTCTTCCAAAGGAAAAAACTGGCGGAAGAACAAGAGGCGGCTAAGAAAGCTGCTGAAGCTGCAGAAGCTGCTAAAGCTGCTGAAGGTCCGACAGAAGGTGAAAAAGCAGCTGCCGCCGCCACAACAGGTGGTGATGCTGATCCAACTAAAACTAAAGGTGGTAAAGACCAAACATATAGCGACGACTATGTAGATGCGACTACCAAGAAAGATGTTAGACAAGAAAAGAAAGAGAATAAGAAAGAAATAAAAGACGCTAAGAAAGAAGCTAAGAAAGCAGCTAAACAATTAAAAGGTTCAGAGAAGCGTGCTGCTAAAAAAGATGCAAGAACAACAGCTCGAGCAAATAAGAAAGATAATAGGCAGCAAGCTAAAGCAACTAAGCGAACAGTTAAAGCAAATAAAAAAGCGGATAAGCTAGCTGCTAAAGGTAAGACAGATAAAGCTCAGAAAAAATTAGACAAAGCTGCAGCTAAAAATACTAAAAAAACAAATAAGCAAACAGCAAAAGCTACTAAGAAGGCAAGTAAGCAAGCTTCTAAAGCAGCTAAGAAAGCAGCTAAACAATCTAAAAAAGCATCTAAAAAAGCTAAAAGAAAAAACAAGAAGAAAAAATAAATGAGAAGATTAACTTCTAAAGATTTAAAAGAATTAAATTTACTTAAACATTATAGAATAATTAGAAAATGGGCTTGCAAAACAAGTAAACTAAACGATGCTGATTTAGAGCTATTAATATACTTAGACGCAATAGAACATTTTACAAAAGATGATTATAAAAAAGGTACGTACTCATACAGTTGGGACAACAGACGCTGGAACAGACTATTGAAACAAGGGTGGATAACAGTGTGGAGAGAAAGAAATCGCACAACCCAAAAATATCATATATATAAAGTTTCGTATAAGTGTAAACAACTAATAAGTCGTATGTACCGTATAATGTTAGGCGAAGAAGATATGCCTACTAAAAAACTAGAAGAAAATAATAAATACTCATGGAAGGTTACGGCTAAAGCTATATCCTTTGTTAATAATGATAAAAAAAGAAGCTATGGCTGAAAAACAAGAAATGGAAGACAGGCCTGAATTTGATCCTGTACCTAGAAATTTAAAAATAAAAACTGCTGATGGAGTTTCAGAGGTTAATATGATAACTGAGCATAATGATCCAAATAAAAACTCTATTGACAAATCACAAAAAACACTTATGGAACGAAAAGGTTTAGCAATGGTTGGAAGTAAAGGTCACTCTTTTCCAATGATAGAACAAGATCCTGTAGAAATGCAGAAGAAGAAATTAATGGAACAACAAGGTTTAGCCAAGCCAGAGCCAAACAGAGCTGGTGTTCCAGAAAAAGCTTTAGTAAATAATCCTAACAATCCACAACCAATGAACAAGGTTTCTGCTAATGTAAACAGTAGAGAGCAAATGTTTGGTAAAATGGCTATGGACGCTGGTCAACCTTTTCAAGATCAAGCTACAACTACGCCACCTGCTCCTATGTTTCCTAATCAGCAAGGAAGTTTTGGTATGTATGATGGACCTGGTAGTCAAGAGACGCCTAAGTTAGGTAGAATGTCTATGAATATGTATGATGGGTTAAACTTAACGCAAAAACAGGAAGACAAGCTAAATCCAAATTTAAAAGCTGCTATTGAAGCAAAAGAAGCAGAAGGTACTGCTATGTATGGTAAAGCTCCTAGTATGCATGAGAAACACACTCAAATAAGTAAAGCTAATGTTAACGCAGCTATGAGAGACGACGCTGCTCATGCTAGCTATTTAAAAAGAGATATTACTTATGATAATAGACATGGTGGTAGCAAAAAGCAAATGACAGCTGATGAAAAGCATATTTCAAAATTAGCTGGTGACATAAAATATGACGTAAAGAAAAAGAGAAAATACGATAATTTGTAAATTATAAACGATAATACGTGATTATATATATACAACGTTATGAATAATTAAAAAATAAAGATTATGCCAAGTTACGGAGAAAAACAAAAACCAGCAGGTAAAAAGATTAAATGCGGAAAGCCTATAGTAGGTACTAGAGTAATGAAATCAAACAACTCTACAATCACACCTACACTTAAAAAAATAGATAACATAGAGTATAAGGGTAACCCTGCTTTATTAGCTCAAAGATAATGGGCTTAGAAGACTTAAAGTTATATTGTTTAAATATAACTTCATTCGTTATAGCTAGCTTAGACTGGATGGAACCTATGTTAGAAATAGTATTATTACTAATGACTATTGGATACACAGCACATAAGTGGATTAAGTTAAAAAATAAAAAGTGAGAAACGTAAAAGAAATTATTATACATTGCTCTGCTACTAGAGAAGGTCAAGATGTACCAGTTGAAACAATAAGAGACTGGCATGTTAACTCTAGAGGGTGGAGTGACATTGGCTATCATTTCTACATTGAACTAGATGGAACTATTAAAAAAGGTAGAGATATAGATCGTGTCGGAGCTCATTGCAAGTCGCATAATAGAAATAGCATAGGGTTATGTTATTGTGGAGGCGTTGAGGCTGATGGTAAGACTCCGAAGGATACTAGAACACCAGATCAAAAAGAAAGTCTATTACATGTCCTTAAAACATTAAAGGCAATGTATCCAGACGCTATTATTTATTCACACAATGAGTTTGCTAATAAAGCATGCCCATCATTTAATGCTACAGAGGAGTATGAAAATATCTGAGAACACTGAGTTTAAAATTGATATAAAAACTGTAATTGGAATAATAATGTTTACTACTACAATAGTTGGTATGTATTATACTTTACAAGAGGATATAGCACAAGCTAAAACTTTACCACCTGTAGAAGTCACTCGTTTAGAGTATGAGTTAAAAGAACAGTGGAACGAGAAAATGATCATGCAGTTGAAAGATCAAGTAGATATGCTAGAACAAACTCAAGACATATTAAAAGAAGAAGTTAGTATAACGTCTAGTATGATTAAAGATGGAACAGAAGCTGATGGTAAACTAGAAGAACTTAATAGACAGTTGGAAGAGTTACAAAATAAAAAGCCTAGCACTAGGGTAATAGTTAAAGAGGTTAAGGTAGATAAAAAAGGTAGAAAAATATAAATTATGGGTTTTGCAAACGACGCACAAAGAAAAGCTATATGGGCTAGTAAAAACGAAAAAGGTTTAGCTATGTCAGAAAAAGTAGATAAAAAAACAATGGCTTGCAATAAACCTAGAAGGACTCCAACTCACAGAACAAAATCACATATAGTAAAAGCTTGTGAAGGTGGTAAAGAAAAGATTATTAGATTTGGCCAACAAGGTGCATCAACAGCTGGTAAGCCTAAAAAAGGTGAATCAGCTAAAATGAAAGCCAAAAGAAAAAGTTTTAAAGATAGACACGGCAAGAATATAGCTAAAGGTAAAATGTCGGCCGCCTATTGGGCTGACAAAGTTAAATGGTAAAATATGGAAACAGTTGGACTAGGAGATGTTTTTGAAAAATTTACTAAAGCTACTGGCATAAAAAAGTTAGCAGACAAGATACCGGGAGGCTGTGGTTGCAAAGCTAGAAAAGAATTACTTAACGGAATTAGAGTTCCAAAAATAATATAAAGATATGGGTTTTAAATTAAGACAACCAATAAAAATTGATCCGGTGGCTAGGTACGAAGTTCCTTTTACTCCAGACAATATACAAGATGATAGTCATTTAGTTGCTAAAGCAAACGATAATGGTAATATGATTGTAAATAAAAATATTCCAAAAGGTTCTGCTCTTTATAAAGAAGCTAAATCACATGAAGATCACCATTTAAGAGCAATGATGGATGGCAAGTTAGCTTACGATGAAGAAGCTGTTTATCACAATATGGATGGTAAAGGCATGAAAAGAACACCAAGATCTGAGTTTGATGAAAGCGATAGAAATCTTGCTTGGGAAAAACCAGCATACAAAGCTGGAGAAAATTTAGAAGAAAGAGATATGAGACCAAAAAAAGAAAAACTAAACAGAGCTGGTGAAGTTGAGGCTGGTAAATTTGCTTTTGCATTTAGAGAGATAAACAAACCTCTGAGAAAACAAGACAGCGAAACAGTTTCTATGGATGAAAACTTTGGGCCATCTATGGTTAGAAAGTTTGGTGGTTTTAATTTAATAACTGGTGAAGGTGATCCTGTTAAATCTAAAAAATCTAAAGATGTAAGTGGTAACGCTACTGCAAATACAGCTGACGAAGCTAAAACTGCTGATGTAGATAGACCTGCAGAGCAAATTGGCGGAAATGTTAATTATATGATTAGAGCTGGTTACCAGCCAAGAGGCGAATATATTAACAATAAAAAAGGTATAAGAGTTGTTAAATATGTTAATAAAAAAGGTGATGCTCAATACCATCAATTTAACAACGACATGGATACCGCCGGTAAACTTCATAGAGTAATAGATGCAGAGACGTTTAGAAGAAAAGCATTCACTAAGAGTGAAGGTTTTGTAAACAGAAAAGAACTTGATGAAATAGATTCATCAGGAGCAGCTAATCAATCAATGACTGATCAAGTTACTAAAGGTAAAATGGCAGGTAATTTTGAAGCAAAATCATGAAAAAATCTTTAAAAGAAACTAAAATAGGGGCTTTTCTAGCTAGCAAAGCTCCTAAAGTTTTAAATGCTCTTGGAGATGTGCTGCCTGATAAAGGAACCCTTGGTATAGTAAAAAATCTTATAACAAGTGATAATAAGATCAAGGCAGTTGATAAAGAACAAGCTATGAAGCTTATAGATCAAGATATAGCTGAAATGAAAGAAGTATCTAGCAGATGGAGATCTGATATGAAGTCAGACTCTTGGTTAAGTAAAAACACTAGACCTTTAGCTTTAATATTTTTAACTGCGTCAGCTGTTTTTATGATGGCTGTAGATTCTTTTCATTTACAATTTGATGTAGATGAAGCTTGGATAAACTTATTAAAAACATTGCTGGTAACAGTTTACGTAGCATACTTCGGAAGTCGTGGTGCTGAAAAAATAACAAAAATAAATAAATAAACATGAGAGGTTTAGAAGGAAATATGATGGCTCAACCAAGAGTGTTTGGTCATGACGCTGTAGCTTTGACAGCTGGAACAGGAGCAATAGCAAACACAGAAGAAAGAGGCGTTGTAATATATAACGGTAAATCCGCAGCTCAAGATATTACTATTACAACAGAAGCTGGTAATGACGTTATATTTAAAAACGTGCAACCAGGAACAGTTGTAGGTGATAAAACACCTATGTTAGCTACTAAATTAAAAGTTGGTACAGATTGCGTAGCTATATATTAAAAAAACCAACAACAATTAAATTAAATTAAATAAAATGGCAAATATAAAAAATAGGCCTCTTGGTAAGGTTACTAAAGAAGAACTAAAAACTATTCAAGAGCAACAGCAAAAAGTAAATAATATTTTAGTAGAAATAGGTTACCAAGAGTCAAAGAAGCATTCTTTGTTACACCATTTAGGCGATGCTAACGCTACAATAGATGCAACTAAAAAAGAACTTCAAGAAAAATATGGCCATGTAGATATAGATCTATCTACTGGTGATTGGAAAAGAAATAAAGATGTCGGTAATAAGAAAGATTAGTATTGGTTCTGATTATAAAAATGATGCAATGCATTATTCTTTAGACCAAGAAGTATATGGTGGTCACACAATATCTAATATATTATTTGACGATAAAGATAATTCATACAACATATTTATAAGTAAGTCAAAAGAAATTTTGCCTTGGAAAAAATTCAATAGTAATATGGCTATTTCTGTTGAATATGATTTAAAGTACTAATGAATAGTTTATACCACTTTATTGTTAAACCATTAGATAAAAGATATGAAAACACTAAGTTAATTGGTGATAAAGAGTTAATTATTAATTCTAATATAGAAAGTCATATCTTTGTAAGTAAAAAAGCAGTTGTAGTTTCAACTCCAGCTGCTTACAATACAAAAGTAAAAGTTGGTGATGAAGTTTATATACATCACAATATAATGCGTAGATGGTACGATCAAAAAGGTAAAGAGCGTAATAGTTCAACTTTTTTTAAAGACAACTTATACTTTGTATCACCTGATCAAATTTATATGTACAATTTAAAGTCACATTTAAATTATTGTTTTATAAAGCCTGTAAAAAATAAAAACATATTAGACAACGAAAAAGAACAACCTAACGTTGGTATAGTAAAATATAGTAATAGTTCTTTAGAAGCCTTAGGAATAACACCTGGGACACTTATAACGTTTACACCAAACTCTGAATTTGAGTTTATTATTAAGGATGAACGTTTATATTGTATGAAATCAAATGATATAGCATTAACTCATGAGTACGAAGGAAACGAGAAAGAATATAATCCAAGCTGGGCGAAAGGCAGTTGATGAGCTAATTAAAGTTGCTAAAGAAAAAATAATCACGCACACTGAAGATGATGTATCTACTGACAGGCTTAAGAACGCGGCAGCTACAAAAAAGCTTTGTATAATGGACGCTTTTGAAATACTACAACGTATAGAAGAAGAAGAAGAAAGAATTAACGATAAGCCAAAACAAGTTAAAGAGAAAAGAGTACTTAAGTTTGCGGAAGGGAGAAGCAAGTGAGTTACGAACAAACTCTTTGGAAAGAATTAAAAGATATTGTAAACCCAAAAATATTATCTAAAAACAATAGATTTAAAAAATGGGAATATGGTTACAACGTAGAATACGATTTTATAGTAATAAGCAAAACTGGAAAAATTGGACAAATCATTGAAATACAAAATCTCAGGATTGCTTTACCAGCAGCAGATGAACCGTTTAAACGAAGCGAAAAAAAAGCAGAGCAATATTGGGAAAAACAAGATTACCCAAAAGAATTAAGCAGAATTAAAAGCAGGTTTGACTGGGAGGAATACCCATTAGATTTTAAAGAAAAATGGTATGACTATATCGACGAAGAATTCAAAAGGCGAGAAAATGGTTATTGGTTTTACAATAACGGCTTGGTTACTTACGTTACTGGTACTCATTACATGTACTTGCAATGGTCAAAAATCGATATTGGATCACCGGAATATAGAGAGTCAAATAGATTATTCTTTATATTTTGGGAAGCATGCAAGGCAGATCACAGATCATACGGGATTTGTTATCTTAAAAACAGACGATCTGGATTCTCTTTTATGTCGTCAGCAGAACTTGTTAACCAAGCTACAATATCTTCCGACTCTAGATTCGGTATACTTTCAAAGTCTGGTGCAGATGCAAAAAAAATGTTTACCGATAAAGTTGTACCTATATCAGTTAACTACCCTTTCTTTTTTAAACCAATTCAAGATGGTATGGACAGGCCAAAAACGGAGTTGGCGTATCGTGTTCCGGCATCAAAACTTACTAGAAGAAAACTTGAGAGTAATGAACAACTAAGAGAGCTAGACGGACTTGATACAACTATTGACTGGAAAAATACAGGTGATAACTCTTATGATGGTGAAAAGCTAAAAATACTAGCTCATGATGAGAGTGGTAAATGGGAGAGACCTGATAATATATTAAACAACTGGAGAGTTACAAAAACTACATTAAGACTAGGATCTAGAGTCGTAGGTAAGTGTATGATGGGCTCAACTTCAAATGCTTTAGATAAAGGTGGAGAAAATTTTAAAAAACTATACAGCAATTCAGACGTTACTAAAAGAAATAAAAACGGACAAACAGCTTCTGGACTCTATAGCTTGTTCATACCTATGGAGTGGAACTACGAAGGATTCATGGATACTCATGGACTACCTATCTTCGTTGGAGGATCAAGTCCAATCAAAAGTATCGATGGTTCGACAATTACGACAGGAGTTATCGAACACTGGGAAAACGAAGTCGAAGGTTTAAAGCATGATCAAGATGCTTTAAATGAATATTACAGACAATTTCCAAGAACTGAAAAACACGCTTTCAGAGATGAAACAAAAGATAGTTTATTTAATCTGACTAAAATATATCAGCAAATAGATTATAATGAAGAAATGAACCACAAGGTAGGTGTTACTACTGGTAATTTTCAATGGACAAATGGTATAAAAGATACTCAAGTTATTTTTTATCCAAATAAAAAAGGTAGATTTAATATTTCTTGGATACCACCTGTTAATTTACAAAATAGCGTAATAATAAAAAATGGAATCAAATATCCAGCTAACGAACACATTGGAGCTTTCGGATGTGATAGTTATGATATTTCTGGTACTGTTGACGGTAAGGGCTCTAAAGGAGCACTTCATGGATTAACAAAGTTTACAATGGACGAAGCTCCATCTAATATGTTTTTTTTAGAGTATGTAGCTAGACCTGATACAGCTGAAATATTTTTTGAAGACGTATTAATGGCTTGTATATTTTATGGTATGCCTATACTTGCTGAAAACAACAAGCCTAGATTGTTATATTATTTTAAACGTAGAGGCTACAGAGGTTTTTCAATGAATAGACCTGATAAGTTATTTAATAAGTTATCTCCAGCAGAAAAAGAAATAGGTGGAATACCAAACACTAGTGAAGACATTAAACAAGCACACGCAGCAGCGATTGAATATTATATTGAAAATCACGTAGGTGCTTTAGAACAAGGATATGGAAATATGTATTTCCAAAGAACACTAGATGATTGGAGTAGGTTCAATATAAATAATAGAACAAAATACGATGCTTCTATTAGTTCTGGTTTAGCAATAATGGCTTGTAATAAAAACAAGTATAGACCTGTACCAATTAGAACTAAAAACGAAATTAACTTAGGAATAAGAAGATACAACAATGACGGATCTATGTCACAAATAATATAATGCATGAAGATAACAAATACTTATAGTTCTTTCCCAGATCAGGTTGTACCTGATGAGGTCAAAAAAAGCCTTGATTATGGAAAGCAAGTTGGTCAAGCTATAGAAGGCGATTGGTTTAGTGGTACTAGATCTGGTGTTGAAAATAGATTTAATAGCAATTACAACAATTTTAGAATGCGTAGATTATACGCTAGAGCAGAACAACCTGTACAAAAATATAAAGATGAAATGGCTATAAATGGTGATTTATCTTACTTAAACTTAGACTGGAAACCAGTACCTATAATACCTAAGTTTGTAGATATAGTTGTTAACGGGATGGATGACAAGTTGTATGATATAAAAGCTTATGCTCAAGATCCTGAGTCTGTAAGAAAAAGAACTAGCTATGCTGAAAAGCTTTATGAAGATATGATTTCAAAAGAATATCTTTTAAGTTTAGAGCAAACATTAGGTATT